TAAGTCCTGTTATTCCAACGGACGGTATGAATGTTGAGTTAAATAATTTACCTATGTTCTCTGCAATCTTATTAAAGAAATTACTTCCACTACTACCAAGACCAGACATTTCATTCAATTCATCAATTAAAGTTATCTGAGCAACAAGTTCAGCGTTTGTTTCTTTTAGTTTTTGTTTTCTTTCTTCTTCTAGTTTATTTACACTAGTAACATATTCCGTTTCAGCGATAAGAGCCTCCTCTTTAATCCTCTTAAGTTCTGCCAGTTCTTTATTCATACGAGCTACGCTTTTTTTGAATGCTTTTTCTTCTTGTATTTCTTCTTTAGCCAACAGTTCCATCTTCTGTTCGAACTCAGTCAAAGCATTGAATCTTCGGGCCTCTGTTATCTCTGTGGATAACTCCTTCGATCGAGTAGCAAAGCTACTCAGAGCGTTTTGCTCCTTAATGAGTTGAGTTTCCAAGTTAGTAACTTCTTCCAAAGACTTAGCATAAGAATCACTTGAAACATCACTATTTAAAGCAAGTTTTTTTTCAGCTATTTCTTCTTGTATTTCGAGTATCTTCTTTTCTTGTTCTATTATATTTTCAGCCTCACTCATTTTGATGTCCTTCATTCTTTCTGAATGAGACTCAACCAAGTCGGCCATTTTACTGCGGGCCTCTGCCATATCTTCTGTGGCTTGGATAGTAGCCTCAGAGAAATTCTTCATAACACCTATGTCAATTTCAATAGGTTTTCTTAACTCTTGGTACCTTTTAGTTATATCAAGAACAGCATCGTTAGCTCTGTTGAAAGCATCAGCCTGTTCATCTACAGCATGATTCAACCTAGTGCTTATTATACTAGCAAGAACTACCAAGGCCCCAGTAATTAATACTATACCACCAAGAGATGTAGACATCACAACCATTAATGCTCTCCAAGCAATAGCCAGTTTGGGGCCAGCCAAGGTGAGCAAAGTCATCACTGCGAATAAACCAGCCATAGCACTCGTGACAGCGATGATAGTTGCGACAATCTTATTGTTACCACTGATAGCATCTGAAAGTGTCTTCATTGCTTTTGTCAAATTTTGGAAAACTCCGGTACTCTTAACTAAGTCAGATAAGAAAATACCCACACTATCTTTCATATTAGAGAGTGCTTGATTGAATGTACCAGCTTGATTTTCGAAAGCTCCAAAGAATTTACCACCCTCATCGTTAGCCTTGTCGAACATATCAACAAGTAAATCAAAAGTAACTCCACCGCTAGTGATTAAGCCTTGAAGTTCTTCTCCATACTTACCGGTTGCTTCAGAAAGCATCTCGTAGATAGGAATACCAGCGAAAGCAAACTGTCTAATATCGATAGACATTGCTCGTCCTGTGGCGGCGATTTGTTGTAAGTTCACAATGATACGATCGAGTTCAGCCTGACCTTTACCCATGGCGGCCAAAGCTTCACCAACGTCGAGAAGAATATCGATTGATTTATCTCCGTCTTTTGTAACCGAACTCAAGAGTTGAGTGGCTTGAGTTAGTCCCGGCAATTCAAAAGGCGTTCTCGCCGCTTCTTTTTTAAGTCGGTCAATGGTTCGAGAAGCATCCTCAGCAGAACCAAGTAATGTCTGCAATCCAACTTCAGCAGTCTCTAATTGTGCGGCCACTTTTAAACCGAAACCAACACCAGCAACACCAGCGAAAGCAAAAACAATGGCGATTTTCTTCGCCATTCCTTCGAGTGCTTGTAGTGAGCTAGTTAATTTTGCTGAATCTCCTCCGGCACTGTTGACGGCTTTTGAAAAACCAGCCATCCCTTTAGTCGCATTATCTTTTAAATTTAAAACGAGTTGTAGTACCCTGTTATCCATATTAGTGTTTTCGTGATTTTAATTCTCTAATCTTTTCAATACTTTTGATTGCCTTAATTATCTCAAGATATTGGAATATATCAGTGATAGGCATATCCCGAATTTGCTTGGGGGTCCATCCATATCTCTCTGATAATGCCTCCATTATAATTGGATCACTCCATGGCTTTTTACCTTCCAACTCGAGACGTAAACTAAACCCCCTGATTATTTTTTTGCAGGATTTGTAACTTTATTTACTTCGTCGAATAATTTATCTCCATCTTCTGGTGATAGATCATTCATCCAATCCCTTGTGTAAGGTATTTCTTTTCCGTCAGCAAGTGTTATTTTCTTAACACACAATTCGAAAGCTTTGTATTTTGTTTCCAGCAAAATGGCTGGATCCATATCGAACTTAACTTTTGAATCTAAGTCTTTTTTTTCTTGTTGACCTGAAACCTTAACACCGCTCATCATCACGGAGTTGATTTCTTCTCTCATTCCCCAAGTAAGCTTATCAACTATTTCCACTATCACTGTTGTTAATTCAACTTTAATCATAAGAATTATGAGCTAGGTACGTTATCGTACGAAGCAGTTAGGTTTTGTAATGTGACCGTAGATTGTTTTGCATCAGAAGCATTATAGAAAGCTCTGAATGCGATTGGTTCTGTAACAAGATCATTAGCACCTCCGTCACGGTTCCAATCTGTGAACTGAACTTTATTAAGAACAACTTCAACAGATGGGTTATTCTCACCTCCAATATCAGCTTCACCTTCGATTGTGATGCTAACATATTTTGCATCATCTCCAAGGTACAAGTCCTTGAATGTTTCATCAGCAAAGTTAAGAGTAAATGCTCCTTCGATCATAAGTCGAGCATTATATATATCGTCTGGGTTATAGGAACCGACAACGTGATCTCTGATTAGACCTTGGTCCCATTTAAGATTAACTTCTTTTGCCTTAATGGCTGTTGCTCCAGCAAGACCAGCTTCAGAGTCAGCAATTTTAATGATGATGTCTCGAGAGATAAAATCATATTCTGTGTCATAACTCGGTGTGTCTGAGTTATCTGTAGCAGAAGAACCGATGAAAGAAGTTGTGAATCTCACATAATCCTCCATGGTTGCGTTAATTTCTAAAGTATTAATCATTGAGTTAGCAAAGACAAGCTGTTGAACGCCTCCGTCTTTAGCAAACAATGTCAAAGATTGATGTTGAATGTCTTGTTTAAGATTAAACACATGAGAATAAACTGAACCGGCTACGTTGCTTGAGACAACTAAACCATAAACATTAGATAACAACCATCCAAGCACATCGGCGTGAACGATACCATCTACATCTCCCTCCACAAACTTCTGAACGACTCTACGAGCTTCTCCATCTTCAAGAACTCCTCTTGTTGAGTCATCTAAGGCGTGAGTTGCCCTTTCAACCACGTTAGCGGTTACTGGTCGCATCCATTTGTCTGCGACTGCTACTGGTGTACCTCGAGTTGCCTCTGTCGCCACCCCAAATTCTACTTGTCTTCCTACTATTTCTGCCATATTTAATTTAATAATTTAATAATGATATGTGTGGACTATACACATATTTTGTTTTTAAAATTGTACTTTAATTATATCACATTTAATTGGATGTCAATAATCTGAACTCGACATTTAGTGGGGCGTATGCTACAAGCCCACCATCTTCCTCAGATAGTTCCCATGCGTCAGCACTGTCGATCTTCACTCGAACTCTATGTCCATCTATCGTTCCTTGGTCCCAATCAGCATTAAACTGATCTATTATTGCATCAACTGTATGAGGTAAAATTGTATCAAAAGCTTCTTCTGCTTTCATTTGTTGGTCTATACCTACCATTACTACCATTAAAAAACTATAGGTTGTTGAGTTTTCATTAGTAGTCTCGAATGCGTTATTAAAAAAGCTTGGCTTATAGAATACAGCCGGATAGTTTTCGATCTTACTAGTTGCCTTTGGGTATGAAAAATGTTCCTTGACATTATCAATTCCATCTAGTGTGTCATTTATTTTTCCTAAGAGATCTTCATACATATATTTTTATTATATCACTTTGCTAAATCGCCCACAATGTTTTTCAACATGGTTAAGTATAACTTTTTGATAGCATGTTTCTTTGTTGATTGGACGTGATCCAACCACGGCCGAGCTTTCATATGTCTGGTTCCCCCATGAACATACCTAGCGTATGTTGTCACATTAGGATTTGGGCCAATAGTTCCCTGAAGCCCATTAATTCTTGTCATGTGCTGGTCTCTAAGGTTTCCAGTCGATACAGGAACACCACCTCCACCAGAACTAATCCCCCAAGGACTTCTGATTATTCCCCTTTTATATTCAGCTAAACCACGAGACAAGAAAGCCTTAGCCTCATTCTGAACCTTATTGGGATTCCTCCTGACAGCCAGTTGCAATTCTCTTAATCCAATTATTCTTACTTCAGCCATTACGATAAATCATCCTTAGTTACTGTTAATTCAAAATGTTGATTATTTCCCGTTGCATTTATTTGAATGTTTTTAACTGAGTATGTTCCAGCATAACTTCCCGAAGCAACTACTAATTTATCTTTAACTTCAACGTCCGTACTTTGAGAACACCAAATCAAGAACAAAGTCCCTTGAACTTCTCCAAGAGTTTCAACGTATTCAGGGCTTGCTTGTTGAACATGACCAGAGAAAGAATCAGCAGAAATACGGGCCGAACTTTCATTAGACCATTCCATTCTGGTGTTGGTGAATGTAGTTTTGTAGAATCTATCTATAGACATATTAGATGTAAAGTTTAGCGTAACTTTGTAAGGTCTCCATTGCTTTCTTAAAGTCAGCGAAAGAGTCTTCGTTGTTATCAGTGTTGTAGGTCACTGCGTAGTTTCCAATCTTTTCAGATTTAATTTGATCACCACCTACTCGGCTTTGGTTTAGAATACCGACAACGAAAATAGTACAGGCGAATTGAATGTCGGCTGGTACTGCAACGCTGAATCCCCACTTAGCAGTGATTCGATTATTTTGTTTTCCACGAGTCCAATACTGTGAGTTTAATACAACCTCAGTAATAGGAACATTTTTAACTGTGTAGTTTGTTGGTTCTAGGAAGTAACGATTTGAACCACTAGCAGAGATGGTAGAAAAAGAACCACCATAACTATCACCACCAACTTCAACTGTTTCAATTTCAACACAGTCGTCGATGAGTAAATTAAATTCTTCATCTCCATCATACAGTCGAGCTGTTGCCTCAGTGTCAGCAATGAAGTTGCGACCAGTTATATTATCTATTTCTTTTTCCATTGCCTCTATCCATGTGTTGACTTGTGTGTCATAGGAGGAGTCTATATCTTGTAAAATATAATTCTCTATTTGTTGTTTTGTTGTGTAGCCTTTTAATGCCATATTGTTTTTATTATATCACTAATTTAATAAATTAACACTTCCGAGGGAATGGTGTGTATATCTCCGACTTGGGAGTAAAGACATCTTCCTTTTGGGTATAGACTCCAGTTTTTGAGTTATATACACTATTCTTTGGTGTGTAAGGTGAATCCTTAGGACAATAAGGATAAATTTGAATTACATATTCTAATCCTAGTATTAATTCTTTACTTAATTCAATAACATACTCTAGATTTTTTGTAATAGAAACATTTGTTAGAACTTCATAGTCCAGTCCAAGTGTCTTGGATCCTTGAGTCAGGATCCTGTAATCTAGATCGATTGTTATTTCTTTTTGGGAGACAACTGAATAGTCGAGCCCTTTTTCAACACCAACAGGAGGTAAATCAAGAGAATACTTAAGTCCAAGGATTAAATCTGTATTGATTATTAATGAATAATTCAAGTCTTTTAATACAAATGATTGAGTTAAAACAGTGTAATCTATGCCCTTTGTTTGCCTCTGTACGGTGAGGATTGCATAACTTAGGTCCTTTGCTACCCCCACTGGGGATTTCACTGTGTATTGAAGTGTTTTGTTTATATCCTCCGGGATGATCACTGCATATTCTAAACCTAGGTACTTATCAGTTGATGTGGTAACTGTATAGTCTATTCCCTTGGTCTGAGCAGTTGAAGTTAAGATCCTATAATCTAAATCCTTGCTGACATCAGTTGGAAATTCCACAGAGTAAACAAGGCCAAGGCTCTTATCTGTATTTGTTAGAATTTTATAGTCGAGGTCTTTTGTGACAGCCGAAGTAGTGAGGATTGCATAATCCAAATTTTTGGTTATCGAGGGTGATGTTTCGACAGTATATTCAAGACCTAGTTCCACTGAATCTTTAAAATAATTTTCAAGAAGAATAAAGTCGCCTGTCTCTAAGAGAAGAGCACTCCCATCTTCTTTTAATAATTTATAGAATTCTTGGGCCATATTTACTTACTTTCTTCTATTTTTGGTATCAATTTGTTTATTGCAACAATCTTTTCATCAACTTCAGCTATTTTAGCTATAAAATTTTCTTTTTCACGATTAAGGTCTTCAAGACAAGTCTTTTGAATTATCTTTTCAACTTTAACTATTGTTCCGTCTACTTTCTTTGCATCTACTTCTTCTACAAGGTTAAAATACTTTGTTGATTCTACTGATGCTTGTTCTACTTCTTTTGCTATCATATTATTATTGTTTATTATTATTAATTTCAACCTACGACAAAGTTGAGAA